CATCTGTCTGTTTCATGTAAAATCTGGCCTGATTAGAATCCATAAGGATCACACTTGAATTAGGCGGCATCTGGTATGACGCTGCACTCTGTTTACCGTTTACATACTGAATATTCTGTGTCTGCTGTGGTAAATAAGGTGTTGTCTGATAAGGATATAAAGAAAACATAGTTACCCCCTTTTTATTCAAAGTCTACTTTGTAAAAGCACTCTCCCTCTGCAATAATGACGAGTACCTTATAAGCCACCCGAAAAATGTATTCTATCGGAATGTCTTTTAGTTCATCATCATCAAACAGTTTGTCGCATAGTTCCAGTACATCCATGCTTTAATTTTAGGCAATAAAAAAAGCACCTACCATGTACGGTAAGTGCCTTCTTTGTGTACTCTTGTTATTTTGTTGTTTACCTTCCGACTGACTTTCTTAATGCCTTCAACCGACATATTAAGGATTTCAGCGATTTCCTCAAGTGGTACGCCCTGACTTCTCAGATCGAACACTTTTATCTCATTTCCGACAAAATTACAGTTGTCTTTTAGATACTTCAACTCCGGCACAGTGTAATTTGAAACTATCATATTTTAAAACCCCTCTTATCCGGGATTTTATCATCCCGGACAAAAGAGGTATAGTTCCAGTTATGATGTTTCAAAAGTGGAACAGATTATTTTGCTTTGAATTGACCATTTACAAGCACCGGTACTTTCTTCCAACGTGGATCACGCCACAACTCCCACATTTGATTAGCTTGTTGCTGACTATAATTATTATTATTAAAGTAGTTAGTCAGTTCGTTTTGCTCAACATAGTTGTTGTTTTTCAATACATCAAGCTGCTTGAAGGTATTTATGTACTCTGTCGGAGACATATTTGACCCGCGGCCTAATATATCAGCATAAGTATAATATGCGCTTGATTGGTTTAATCCGGCGTTATTCAATGCAGGTATAGCATTATACAATTTATCTGCATTTCTCCCGGCTTTACTACCTAATTTTTCATAGGTACTTGCCTTTATGCCTAGATCGTCTGCGGTTTTTTTAGCTTCGGCGTACTGTTCCGCACCACCGGCCTTTTCTGCTTCCTTATTTTGATAAGTTTTAACGCTTAAACCGAGTTTATCTGCCTTTTTCTTATCTTCCGCATATTTAGCAGCGCCGCCCGGATATTCCTTCTCTTTTTTGAGATAATTCTCAACTTGCATATTGAGTTCGTCAGCCTTGCTTTTTGATGCTGCATACTTTTCCGCACCGCCTAACTTCTTTTTCTCTGGATCGGTCTGCCATTTAACATAGGTGTCATAGTTCATCTTATAGCCGTATTTGTCTTCCAGATTTTCTATGCCATCTATGTTTTTGAAGTATTCCATTACTTCTTTATGGCTTCCATCATCATCACGTAGTATCTTTGCAAGTCTGTCCTTTGCTTCGTATAGATCATCACCGGCCTTTGCTTTTTCTTCGTCTGTCATTCCCTCATGAACAAAGTTTTCTTTAAGGACCTGTTTGTTATTTGAAAACAGTGTATCAAGATAACGGGCCTGTTTGTCATACGGCAGCGACTTATACCAGCTATCATTTATGAGAAAATCACCCAGCTCATTGTTCGATGAATAAAAATCTTTATCAAACTTTACTAGATCATCATGAGTATAGTTTTCTTCATCATACCCTTTTATCTTTTTAAGGTCCCCTGCATTAAATACAGGTAATTGCGGATTGTACTCTCCGTTTGTCTTTTCTTTGAGCATATCCGCATATCTCTGAACTTCTGTGATATTCTCGTTCGGATGTGTTACTTTCCACGGCATTACATACGTGTCTATAAAACGTTCTAGTCCTGTTTCATTTCCAAATTGCTTAACATTTTCACCGGCTGTATTTATCTTAGGATCAAGTGTTTCACGTAATATAGGAATACCGTTTTTGACTAAGTTTTTGTAATACTCATTTGTATTATAATCACCTAAATCACGCTTATAAGGGTCTGTAAACTGCGCTGTTTGTCGCATCAGTGCCGGTAAAAATACGCTTGACGGCAAAGATTTAAGAGCTTCCCACGCGTTACCTATATAGTTATCTCCACCGCTCTTACCGTATTTATTGTTTCCACCGGTTACTTTGTTCAAGCCCTGAAACAGGGAGTCAAGTGTTGCCGACCCTACTGCTGCCGGAAGTGTAGACAATAATTGCGGTATTCCCCCTTCTTTCAAGGCATCGTATTCCATCTTAGATTCGCGTAATTTAGGCCCAAGTATAGGAATATCAGTAATATCTATCTGCCATGACTGATCGGGATTTTGTAGCGCATACTCTTGATAATCGCTAAGCTGCTGACGTTTCTTTTCGTCGGCATCCTCTGAGTAAGGATCACTAATAAGTTTATTTGCCGCAGCCGCCATTAAACCGCCAGATATAAGGCCGCCAAGTACATTACGACCAAGTTCGCCCGTAAACCTTCTCTGATTTACAGAACCATATTTCTTTTTCTCATAAAATGATCTTGCAATATTCCCTACAATTCCAAACGGCGTAAACTGGAAGTAACGGTCTGCCATGTTACCGGAAACCTCTATGAAAGGCATTATCATTGATGATACATCCATGCCAAGCATAGATTCGCTTGTTTCTTTCAGAAACTTTTTAGCAGACTGCATAGCTTCTTTCATGTGCGTATTATTTTGCAATACAGCTTCTAACGCATCATTTACAGCTATAAGCTCTATAACATCATCAACAGAATAATCGCCTTCGGGCAACCCTTTTCTTATTCCATCCTCACCGAACTTATCAACAACCGCCTGTAATTCAGCCTTTGTTGCTGCATATTTAGCTTCATAAATAGGCCGGTCGCCCACTTCCATACCTTTGCGAACAACACGATCATACTTTGATCCTGCCTTGTTTATCCAGTCAAGTGCTTTATTATCTGAGTTGGGCTTGAAAGATGTATGTGCGGCGTTCAAGGCGTCTTTCATTGTCCCTTGACCGCTTCTTGTGGTGTTTACTCCCTGTTTAACATCAAGATACCAGTCTTTAAAGCCTTTACCCATGCCCTTTGTGCCTTCGGTTAAGGCTTCTTTAGACAGTGTTCTTGATCTTTCTCCCGTAACCTTTCCAACAAGCCAGTCCGCACCTACCTGTAAAGGCGTTGCTATATTCTCAATAGCATTAGCACCTAAGTTGCCGCCAAAGTTACGCGTCATCATAGTTTTTAGGCTAAAAAGCATATTATCATACCATATAGACTTTACTTTTTCGCCTACAGATGAAGGAAGTGTAGCATCGTATATCTTCATAGCTTGTGCTACACATTCTCTGTATGATCGACTTCCTTCTTCGTAATGAGATGCTTCTTCTAACAGATTGAGAATTGCGCGTTCTTCCTTCATAGACAAAGTAGAAACGCCCATATTCTTTTTAATTAGTTTTGCTGCTTCTTCTGCAAGGGAAGACGCACTCTTTTGACCTGCATCTTGACCGCCTACAAGATCAAGAACCTGCTGTTCATACTTCTTAGTTTTGTGTTGTCCGGTCTTGTTACGTGCAAACGCGTCTTTTATAGCGTTTATCCTATCCTGACCCTCATTATTAAGAATTGCATCTTCTACGCTATCAGCAAGGTTATCTACATCAGCCGTATATCCTTTGGTTTTTGTACGGTCAATAGCCTTATTAGTATTCATAATAAGATCGTCAACCGCCCCTTGTGGCGTTCTCTTTATCCACTTTTGGTTAGACTGCAATACTTGAGCAGACCGGGTGTTCTCGGCTCTTAGCTTCTTATGAAGTCTATTTGCTTCATACCATTTCTGGGTAGCATCAAGGCCCTGTGCTTCAAGCTCTTTTGCGGCCTTTTCTGCTTCATTTGCCAAAATATGAACTGCGTCAACGTGAACGGAAGTAAACGGGTTTTTATCGTTATCAAACTGACCATTCAGTATTTCTTTAACTGCTGCGTCATTTCCACCTACCCGGTTAATAAAGTTTCTAGCTTCCTGCTCGTTGCTTACGTCGGTATGCGGAGTATAACCATATTCATCTTCATTAAATCTAGACTGGTATTCTGCATCACTCATTCCAACGTTTTCTTCGGTATGACGCATTGTGTTCTTGTAATACTGTGACGTTTTCTTTTTATCACCCGGCATTGATCCTTCCACATGAGGTACATTGTTTGAAGGTGGAATATCAGAATATCCTAAATTAGCTGCCGCTATACTTCTCAGATCATCCGAACTTATGTTATTGTATGACGCTTCTTGCTGTAAAAAGTTTTCATCACCAAGTAAACGCAGCCAGTAACCGGTTGAATTATCTTGATTATTGACATTTGAGCTTTCAGGCATTATATTTGTGTCAGAAAGGTTGATAGGATTATTAGGAGGGGGCGATTGAAGCCCTTGATCTGAGATAATTTTATCAACCTTTTCTTTTTGTTCAAAAAGAATATTGTTTGTATCTCTTGCTTTTTGAAGCTGAGTAGCCACGTTGTTCTTTCCATAGATAGTTCTTAAAAGATTCTTGTCTATGCCTTTTCGTACATTTACAGAATCCATATCCAATGCTGAAACTACCGGAGCATTATAAACAGTTCTGTCTCCCACAATAACTGGTGTGTTATCATTTGCTCTAAATACAGCAATGGGGGAATTTTTGTCATAAGCGAAGTCTGCAACTTGTTCACTAGTAAGTCCGTGCTGGTGTTTTGCGTCATTTTTAGGTGAAGTAATGTCCGCATATTTTTTCTGTCTTAACCCAATGTCAAGTGAGGTATCACCAAAGTCAGACACATAATCCGGCGTTTTCCCCATATAAATATGTTCACTAGGAAGCATAGTTCCGTCTTCATAGTTTTGTATGCTTGCAAGAATAGCCTGTTTTTCTGCTTCTACATTATGTTCCGGAAGCCCCACTATAGGCTCAGCAATCTGTTCAGGATATGCCGTTAGTTTTGGATTCTGCTGTACTTTTTCGGCTGCATAGCTAGGAGTCTGCGCACTTTCAGCTACCGGTTCAGGTACATTTGTATACACGCCGTTAGCTTCATGCAGTTTTCTAACCGGTTCAAAGGCATTTCTTTCAAGGATAGAATCTAATAATTTCTTATTATATTCATCTCCATACTTATCTACACCCGTTCCGTACCAGTCGTTATAGGAATATTCACCGCTCTTTGTGATGTACTTGCCGTTAGACATTTCAGCTAATAGCTGTAGCTCTGCGGCATTATTCATAAACTCTTTAAGATCATCCATGCTGCCGTTTTTGACAAACTTTTTAAGAGACGACCTAGCCGCTTTTTCTAACTGTGTTGCTTGCTCTGTTCCACCGGCAATCTTTTTAGCAACGTAAAGATCAGCATAAACACTGTCATATTTTCCAAACAATGCGTTCTTCTGCTGTTTTGTCAGTTTTTCCTCTACAGGGACCGGCTTTCCTTCTGCTTCACGGTTTAGTGAAACGTTAGACTCCTCAAGGGATTTTATCTCTTTATCTATTCCATCTATGCGCTTCTGTACTGCCTTTTTGAGTTTTCCGCGATAATAGTTAGTCTTATCCCCTTCTAATACAGCTTTTTCATTTGATAGCTTTGTAATGCTGTTATTGTTTGTCTCTATCTGAGCAGTCAATTTTGCTACTGTTTGAGGGTTGACATTCGCTTTTAAGTTAGCTGTCCTTGTAGACGCACTTTTAGCCGCAAGATCAGGAAGATTGATAGTTTCAGTCTGTCCCGGAAGATTGATAACCCCATTTGTACCCGGCATCTGAATAGGATAAATATTGTCAACTAACGCCGGTACTTCATTGTATGTTAATCCTGTTACCGCCTGCGTATTATCTGTCGTACCGGTCAATAACGGCCTTTCATTCTGCGGCAATGCGTTTTGTGTGGCCCATACGGAATTAAGATCATCTGTCGTATTTCCGGATATTTTAGACGTAAGGCTCGGTATAGCTTTAGAAATTGCGCTTGAAGCTGCCCCAAGTGCAAGGCCGCTTAGTCCGGCACCGCCTATTCTAACAAGAAGGTCTTGCGCCGCCTTTTGACCTGCTTCCTTTTCAGAAAGTCCCTGTTTAATATAATTGTTAACACTTGTGTCAAATGAGCTTTGATTTTCAAGAATAACCTTTTCTGCCAGCTCTCTACCTGTTTGAATACCGGCTCCGGTCAGTCCTGCTTTCGCTCCGCTCTTTAAGACGCCTTTAAGAAATGTCTCTCCGGCTGTTTTTGCAACTTTTGATCCTGTTGCTATACTTTCTAAGGCTGCACTGCCAAGACCGGATAAATTAGCCATTTGAAGCGCTTTTTCATCATCTACGCCCCTTCTTTTAAGCTGATTGTACTCATTTGTAGCTGTATTTCCGTATGCCGTCGCGCCCTTTACCAACTTGGGCAATATCTTTGACGGCTCAAAGGATATAACCGATCCTGTCTCCGGATTTACAATAGCTCCACCGCCAGATAAGACGCCACCTTCAAGGCTGCCTGTTAAAAAGTCTCCGAGTTGATAGTATGTCTCTAATGCGTTCTTTTTACTTTCGCTTAATTTGCTGCTATTACGTGTATAATCACGCTTCTTTTCGACTTCTTTTGACTTTGCAAGTGCTGTGTCGCTATTAAGCATCTTCTCTAAATCACTGTTAGGAAATGCTACTTTAGCTAACGTACCGGCTGCCGTTGTGACACCTCTTTCAAGTGCCGACGGAAAGTCTTTTAGTCCTTCAATAAACGGCTTTGTTTCACGTTTAGAGCGTTCTCTTGCTTCCTTAAACTGCTCATAAGCGTCTATAACTTCATCCTTTGAAGCGCCGTAACGATCAATATAATATTGCCTGCTTGCAATTTCATCTTTTTCATTAGGTTTGCTTAGCGATTGAATCCAGTTAGAGACTTTCGCTGCCGGGCTACCTGCTTTATATGATCTTCTTTTCTCGTCAGCTTTTCGCTGTTCCTGTCTCTGTTTTGAAGCTGCGTTTAAAGTTTCTTCTTCTAATCCGGAAAGACCTGAAAAGTCAATTTTCTTTCGTGAAGATGAATAGCCCCGGTTGCTTAGATTTCTCTGCTCAACGTCGTTTGTAACATGGCCTATTCTTTTCTCATAGTTCTTTCTCGCCCGTGTAGTGTCGATGCCCTTCAATGTAGGAACCGTTGTCTGTGTATTTACTTTGTTCTCTATTTTGGGGGCTTTATAAACCTGTTCTTCGCTGGTCCGCTTTGTGACTTTTCTTGTATTGATCTTGCTATAAGTACCTTCGTTAAGTGCTTTTAAAGCAGCCTGAGAATATCCTACGTTACCGCTATTATTTCCGACACTGGTAGATGTGAGTTTTTGAGTTGTGTTGGCCTTTTTTGTCTTTTCTTCGTCACGTTTTTTCATAGAGTACCCCTATTTTTCTTTACAACAAAAGAGCGTTCGATAACCGAACGCCCTTCGTCATAACTTGTCTATCTTCTTCTCAAAAGGTTTATAAGTGCCTGTACGTATTGATTTGGCGTATAGTTCGCTTCAATAGTGTTAGGCTCGTCATAGTTTGTTTCAACTCCAACCCTACCTACCGGGGTATTTACTGACCCTTCATAGTTGGGTACATACTGCTGATCTCCCGGCAAAAATGCACTCGCAAAATAGGTATTTCCATCTACAGTGTTTCCGTATCTGCCACCACGCAACATAGCATCGTTGCCGACTTCTAACGTGCCGTAGTCCTGTGATACAGTTCCTCTGCCGTCACCCATAGGCGCCGACCATGATGTTCTGTACGCATTAGGTGTAACCCCGGCGTAAACTGTATCTCCGTCATAGCCATAATCTAATGTTCCAACCGGTGTGTTTATTTCGTTTTCAGAAGCACTTCTATAAGGGCTTCCTACATTGTCTACGCTAACACCGTAACGGGTCTTGCCGTTTTCATTTTTACGCTTGCTAACAGACGCTTTTCTGTTACCCTTGTTATCGTAGACTGTAGCTCTTTTTTCAGAAGTTCCACCGATGTTTGAAGATGAATTTTTTATCTTAGCCATCTCTTTATCTCCTTATGCGTGATAATCCGGATTATTCCACTCTGTTTCGATCAGTCCTAATTCTTCGAGTTTCTGACGGATCAAAGCAATATCCTCTCTCTGCTGATCATTCTGAGCATACTGATAATAGTATCTATCCAGAATGGCGTTACGCTCATCACCTGTTGTAGCTCCTGAAAGCTCATTGATAAGGCCATCTGTACTCCATGTTTGCTGAGTAGGTGTGGTTGGTGTAGTCGGCGTAGTCGGTGTTGTAGGTGTTGTAGGTGTTGTAGGTGTTGTAGGTGTTGTAGGTGTTCCTGTATTTCCGCCGTAACCTACGTCTGCGCCGCTATTTACAGCGTTTTCAATCAAGTTCAGGTATGCAGCATCAGCTTCACGTTTCTGTCTAGCAGCTTCCATGATTGAGTTAATGTTGTTTGTTCCAAGATTATTCTCAAGGTCCATAGCGTATTTAGCTCTCTGCTGCTGAGCTGAATCTACGGCCTGCGTGTATGCCTGCTGTGCTTCTGAAAGGTTATTCTGGTATGAGTTCAAAAGTGTAGCAAGGTTATTAGCCGTCGTACTGTTGATGCTATTCCTTATGTTTCCATAGTTGTTAGCAAGTCCGGCCCTTGTGGACTCTGATGCACCGCCACTCAACCCCTGTGCTGATAACTGCTGATCAATGTTCTTCTGTGAAAGCATATTATTTATATATGCTTGTCTCAGATAATCCTCTGCTTCCTTATTGATTGATCCCTTTGCATTGTTGTAATTGCTAAGAAGACTGTCTTTAGTCTGGTTCAGAATGTTTGCAAGGGATGAAAGCTGCGTATTATATGAATTATTAAGCTGGCTCATGCTACTGTTATAAGCTCTTTGAGCTTCGGCTTTAAGATCATCAAGATATGTTGAAGGGTTATTGGCCTTCGCTTCATATAACGCAACAAGGTTTCTATAGGCGTTTGCTATCTTCTGCCTGTTTGCTTCCTCAAGTGCCGCCGCGTCTTTCTGCATCTGTAACTGTTCCTGAGACAGTGCGTAGTCTCTATCGGCGTTCTGTTTTGATAATTCAAGCTGAGCCCATCCTAAAGCATCGTCTTTTGCGGATGATGTTCCGCCGCTTGCTGATCCTTCATAATCATAATCATCTGCATAACCGGATGAACCGCCGCTATATGATCCACTTGACCCACTTGAGTAACCATAGTTTGTTGTTCCTAGCCCGGTTGCAGTATTTGTTTTTGTTCCTGCTGACGTGCTAACCGTTCTGCCGCCTGAGTTATATGACGGATTGGCTATATTGTACGATGATGATGCCGCCTGTGCTGTAGCATTAGGAACGACTTGACCGTTAAAAATTGATCCGGTTTTTGTAGCGTATGTTTTGCCTGTCGTATATCCGTTGCCACCTACATAAGTTGTTGGAATATACTGTCTTGTTGCCATTTCTTAGTACCCCTTTCTTATTTACCTACTGAATCCCATGTTTTTGGCCCTATAATACCATCAGGTGTAAGACCCTTTGACTTCTGATATTCTTTAACAGCAAGCTCTGTATTCTTGCCGAATATACCGTCTTCTGCACCACAATGATAACCGAGCTGATTAAGGTATTTCTGCCAGTGCAGAACGTACTCGTTTTCATCACCTTTTCTAAGCATCGGATAATATTCACCGGGTTTTAGAACAGTCTGCTTTTCCGGTTCCTTGCCGAGTGCTTCCGCATCCCACTCATACAACTTGTACTTGTTTATTGTGTTTAATAAAGTGGTTGCATAGGTCGGGCTTGTTGCATAGCCGTCTTTGGCTACGTTATTACAGGCCACAACATAATTTGTCTCGCCCCGGAGATTTTTATATATGTTAAGCCTGTTAAACAATGCGGAATGATCGTTTATTGAATCAAGCCAGTTCGGATATTTACGAAAATCTGCGTAAACCCTGTGTGCTACCCCGTTGTAATACTCTGTTGTTAGCATCTTCACTGACTGACCGTCGTATGATCCCTTGATCCCAAAAAGGTTATTTGCCTTCTGAGTTAGGCCGCTATTCCCCTTTTTGCTTTCAATAAACGCTTGTGCAGCAGTCAATGAAACCAGAATCCCGGTTTCCCGCATATCGGTTATAACTAAAGGCTTTATTTTTTCTAAGAATGTTTGCGCTGTGTATGCCATATCTACCCCTCTTTATTGTAGTTGTGCGTACTGACCCCAAGCACAACGCCTAAAAATGTGTCTATCGCGGTTAAAATGCCGACCACCTGCTCCCCGTATGGCAGCCCGACAATCTGTGCGATAGTAAAGTAAAGTGTGCCAAGTGCCGGAATCCAATACTGACAGATTTTCTTCCAAAGATCATAAGTTTCGTTTGACATTTTCATAGTTCTACCCCCTATTTTTTATTTTCAAGGTCTGCGATCCTGTGATTTGCTACTGATATTTTTTCTTCAAGCAACTTGTCTGCATCTTCACACCGATAAACTCTCTCGACTACCTGATTATGTTTTTCTACGCGATCCGACAATATATTTATCTGTGTTTCAATAACCGCTATTTTCTGTTGAAGGTTTGCACCTAAAGCGGTTACATCATCCCGTATTTCTCGGAGATCATTCTGCCTAATATCAAGTATTTCCTCTTTGTTCTTTTCGTGATACTTGATTAGTTCGGCTTTTATATCTTCTCTCTGCTTTTCACGATCTTTTTTAGCGGAAAAATGCCAAGTGCCTATTGAAATAAGCAATGTCACTCCTGCCGTTATAATTGTATTTAAAACTGAAACATCCATTTTTTTCTCCATCAAAAAAGCACCCTCTCGGATGCTCATTGCATAATCGTTATATGATATTATATTGCATAATTATTACATTATATTTTCGGAAAACACTCCAAAACGATACTTTTGGCGAATTATAATGTCAGTTTTCTACCATTTGTTTATGGCATTTCGGGCATTCGCTACTTTTTTCTCTAACCTCAAAGCCACACTCCGAACACTCATATCGCCACCGAAGATTATTAACCTTGTCAATGTCTTTCGGTTTTACGGCAATGTTCTTTCTCGGTAGCCACTTACCTTTATCCATATCATATACCCCTTTCCGATACCATTATATCAGATAGTATGCTATGATAAAAAGTTAAATTATTGCGCTTACGTTACAGTTGTTTTATTGGGCGATATGCTACCAACATACCGCCCTTTGCTAAAGAGGATACAAACACCCTCCAATCAAGCCATTAAGTGCATAATCGTTATATGTTACATTTCGTATCAATTTCATATCATTTACAGTCTCACAAAACTACCCGCCATGTTACGCATTGTTAAGAGGCTTGGCGGGTTCATTCACATAAACTTAGGTTCGGGGTAACTTCCCATTGTGGCATCACCACCTTTGTTGCGTAATCGTTTCATATTACGACATTATGCCGCAGGGTAAGTCATTGCAAATGCTAGCATTGTTGCCTCGCTAGATGTTATTAGAAAAAGAATGTCACCATCTGTTTTTGCTCTAACACTACCATATTCCCATTTGCTGCCGTTAATATATGCTGCACCCATTCCATTAGTCTCTACAAAAGGTCTAAAACCAACAGGAATCGAAAAAATTGATTTATCAGCAGTTACAGTTGTGCTTATTAATCGACACGAAATGCAAACTATCCCATCCTTTTTATAACAAGTCATGTTTTGGATAGTGCCTGTTATACCGCTTTTTAATGTAATTGTTCCTGTTTGATACCCCTCAGCATACTGTGCAGGTATTAAAGCCATAATCTATACTCCTTTCGTATAATTGTTTATTGCGTAATCCGATGTGTTTATGTAGTTTCCTGTAGCGGTACACCATATTTCAGATGCACCGCCGATGGAAGGAAACAAAATGAAAACAAAACGTATTATTCTTCTGGTTCTGTAGACTGATAGTTGTCAACCATTACCCTGTTTCCAAGACTGTCGATCAGCATAACCATAGCGTCTGAAAATCCGGGATTGCCGATAAGTCTCGCACATTCTGAATGGAAAAATGCCTTTGCTTCTCCAAGATCATTTTTTGTTCCTGATACTCTGGATGCCCACTCTCCCGATTCCTTGTTTTTTGCTGTAAAAACTATCGCATAAATCATAATCTTTTCTCCTTTACTTTACATATATTCTTACTGTTCTTGATACGCTTTTTGCAAAAGTTACTGTGCAAGTGTGACCAACTGTTGTTATATCCGTGTATTTATCCCCTACAATACTTGAGCAAGGGAATATTGCTGAATCTGTTGTTATGGCGTCATGTGTAAATGTATATGTTAGTGACGTACCAGAAGCATCAAAATATACTTCCGTCTCTATACCGCCGCCAAAATAATCGTACTTGAAAACACCAGCACTTTCTTCTACTACCGCTATATGACTATCAATAGAAAAATGTTCACCATCTACTATTCCCGCCACAAACAAGTTTTCATTAGTCGTGTCAACGGTTCCAGCAGTTGTTAGACGATAAAACTTATTTACATTTGGTTCATCTAAATATGTTGCTGCATTAGTTATCAAATCAGTCCATGTTTTAGAACCGGCGTTCCTTACAAGTGGTTGCTCTTGCGAGTCTATCTCTGATCTGGTGTAATAGTTTGTCAAAGCATCTGCCACACCCTGACCGGTTATCGGTCTGTCTGAGCTTGTACCAACCGGAACGTAGGTATTCATAAGCTGTGCAGCTTTATTTAGCTTATCTATTGTTGTTAATGTATAAGTACCATCATAAAGGGTTATTGCCCTATCAACGGTCTTTGGGTTTAAAAGGTTGTTGGCGTAATTGGCTTTTGTCATATCACCGCCGCCGCCACCGCCGCCACCAGTCGATTCAATAGTGACCGTTTTTGCGTCGGCATCCGGTGTTAGTGTTATTCCTGCCCCTTCGACCAGTTGTATAGTGTCTTCTCCACTTGATTCAATGTCTGTTGTTCCAACCTTAATTATTTTAAAAGCATTGTTTACTGATCCGCCTATATCTTTTTCGTCATACAGCGGCCTTCCGTTTGCATCTTCACCTATTTTGTCAAGGTTTAGCTTGTTTAAATGCGTATGTTTTTTCAATACTGCATCAGCAAGGTCTTCTTCCGTCTGCTCATAGGTATCTAGCAAAGCCTTGTTAGCGTGTGTGTGTTCATCTGCGAGTAAGTCGTCTATATTACTCTCTGCCGTTGCCAGATCACTTGAAATGTCATTCAAAACACCTTGAACGGTTACACCTTCTCTACCTACCGGGGCTGTTGCTCCTAAACTTGATGCCGCTGTCGTGTCTTCCAGTTCGTCAATTAGGTTGTTAAACGCCGGTGCTACAATGTTTTTAGCCGGTGCATCAAACTCCTGTTTTAAAGCCGTTGCTGAAATAGTTGGCTGGTTAGGAAGCGTCGTAGCTCCACGCGAGTTTAATTGTGTGTTTGTTATTTTTGAAAATGCCATCTTTTCACCCCTTATAGTTTCCGCTTTCGATGTACTCTAAGGCTAAGTCATAAAGACCGAAAGGTTCATTCTTTGCATCGTTTTCTACTCTAAACTGTGCCTTATCTACCTTTTTGATCCTGACTTTTGTATGTGCTACTTTTGCCGATGTATCAGTGTTAAATGAAAATCTCTCAAAGTCGATCAATTCAAAGTCGAAAATAATACCACTTGCATTGTCTTCTTTTATGAGCGACCATGCGCCAAGTTTTTTAGACCACATTTTACATGACGTTCTTAATGCGTTCATTATTCGTATAGCAAAATATCTGAACGTCTTATTCTTGTAGAACAGTCTTCCGTCAAGGTCCGGTGTGTCCCAACAACAGTAAATTGCTTTTCCGTCGTCATTGTATGATTCAAGAGATTCAATATCTGTGTCAAATCTACAGACTTTGCCGCCGAAAGTTCCGATCCATAAAGCCTGTTCGTCTGTCCATATATAAGATGCCGGAATATTCGTACAATAAAATCCTGCGTATTGCCTTGTTGCATACGGCATTGATTTTTGATTGTGAATAGCCTGTAAGCCATCCAGAATGTAAAACTTGCCGTTTAATGCAAGAATATACTGTTCGTCGAAAACAGCGGCCATTGCACTATCAAGATCAGTCTCTTTTAATAACTTTCCGTTAAGATAGAAAGACCTGTTCTGACTGTATTTTTCACCTGTTACATCCTGCGCGGTTATTGCGTAAATACCGGCTCTTGTTAGGAATAAAGGCTCAGTCTGTAAATAACCTATCGAATTTGCTGAAACAACGCCTGTTCCCTGTAATGTGTTAACAGTCACAAAAGACGGTTCATAAGTGTTTGTATTTGTATCTACAACTAAAGTTCCCTGTCTAATTGTGACGTTCTGTGCTGGATCGTATTCGTCCTTAAATGTTGCCAAATAGTTATTTACTAAGGCATACCCGACGATAGCACTTGCCGCAGAACCTATAACCGCATATCCCGTGTCAGGAAAATACGTTGGATCAAACTGTCCCGAAAAGAAATCCCAGTTCGGGTGATCAGGGTTTCCGCTCAAAAACAATCTATCGGACGCCCCGCCTACTCCAAACAACGTACCTATGGTACATTTTGCTATTCTGTCTTTGTAGCCTTCTACAGTCCTATATGCTAATATTCTGACGTTATCTTGACCCTTTAATGGGCTTTGTCCGGGTGCATTTGTGAATGAAACAACTCCGGTTGTCCTGTTAACCGAGTAATGTGTACCTTCTGTTTTTTCTACCCATTCACCAGAGCTATTTAATACCCACGCTTTTGTAGTTGTTGCGTCTAAGTGGTTGAAAGATAAATGGAATACTTTTTCGGTTGCATCATCGGCTGTTACAAGGAATTGCTCATAAAATCCCGGCTGCAACATATTCAACGCTTCATACGATGTACCACCACCGGCAGGAAACTTTGATATTGTGACTAAGGGTATATATCCCTCTCCGTCGGTTAACAACGATATAGGCTTGCCGTATTCGTATGAGAATATTCTTTTTCCATCAAGGATGATCAGCTTGTCGTTTAGCTGCCATGACTGGCTTCTATGCTGGTTAGCGTCCGTGTATATCCTTTGTATATTATCGTTTTCAGAAGAATATAAATAAAACTCCTTACCTACATGGTAAATGTAGTTTTTAGCAAACGACGTATAATCGGCCTTTAAACGTACACGCCTAACTGATATATTCTTAAAATATGTCAGACAGGTAGCATCGTATGTGTCTAAATAATACTTAACTACTAGCTTTGAGAAGTATTCATTGCTTGCCCCGTCTGTTGATAAATAAAG